CAAACGTGTCGGTTCCTTGACCACTAACATAAGCAAGATGATTAATGCTGGCAAGAGCGTCATCGAAATACCAAAAGAATTTGATATTTGCAAGCTGTTGCGGAGATAGTTCATACTTACCCTTAGTCACTATTGCCTTTATTGTCTTAGTGCTTGGTGTCGGAGTATCCGTAAGGTCGCTAAATGGATTAAAGCGGATTGGCGATGTCGCAATCATATTGACATCGTAGAAGTCTTCCGGCTTGTTCTCCGTAGTCAGCATAACACTTGACTCGTCTGTAAAGATAGTGGAATGTGCAGTATCGGTATAGCTAACCTGACAAATAATAACTATAGGCGACTGAAAGTCCACATTCTTTGTTACCACCAACCTTCCAGTCAGCTGATTGTTCCGACGTTCAAGGTAATAACCATCGGCAGCTGTAAGCGTTTCAACAACCTCACCCTCTTGGGTAGAAGCGTTCCAACCCTGCACCTTTTGCACATACCACTTATAGCTTGCCGTGTTTGACAATGAAGCCAATGTCTCACTATCGTATGCCCCGAAGACTGGAGCCAATATAAGAGGCGTTACCGTTCTGTCGGGCAGCCAAAGGACAGGATTCAAGGTGTTATCCATTGCCTGCGACAATGTACCTCCTGCTACCACCTCTATGGTAAAGCTCGTTATAAGAGCCGTTCTACGAGTGGTAATGACAGTAGGAGCGCCTATATTATTGATTTTCTTCATTTCCTTAAATTACCGTTATGACATTGATTAGCGTCTGAATGCTCTCTTCGTATTCGAAGCTGGCAGAACAGCGGAAGGCTATCTTGTTACCTGCAAGAGTCCATCCAGAAGGAAAATCGTCGTTAGTAAGATTGAGCGTGCGTTGGTGAGCCTTTGGCAGGTTGTTCCAAGCCTCATCAAGTGCCTGGTTGCCAGACTCGCGCTCCCATTTCCATTCCAATACAGAAGAGGAAATGTCCTGCTGTGCCATCAGCAGATAAGGAACAACCGTTTCGTCGATGTTTCCAAGTCGTACGTTAAGAGAAAGCAATGGCACTGGCTCCGGATCATCAGAATAGAAACCGAGTGCTATTGTTGGCACCATCATAGCCATCTTAGTGCGCAACTGCTCCGACAGTTTTTCCTCCGTTACTGCGTTATCAGCAATCTTTTCGGTGGTTATGGCACCGTCGGCAATATCATCAGTTTCCCAAAGGGTAACTTTGTGACCTAAATGTAAGTCTTCTTTGAATGTAGGCATATTTATAAACGTTTATGGCGCAAATATAGAAATATAGTTCTTTGTAATTTCCTAATGGCGAAAACAGGACTGCGAGAAAAGAACAACAATCATTATGACACAATGATAATCATTATATGCGCCAAAAGGAAAATATGCCGTATCACGAATAAGTTTCGTATCTTTGTGACTGTATGAGTAAGAAAAACTTTGATATATCAAAGCAGATGCACAGCGACCTCATAAAGGCGTACTGCAAAGCTTGCGACGGTTCTTGGACGATGAATGATGCATGTGCCAAGGCCGTGAAAATGCCGGCACCAAGATTCTACATTACTCCCAAGCGTGCTTATCAAGTCATTAGCAGGATGGTAAAAGGAGATTTGGATATGCTGGAGATACCTAATCCTCTGAGGCGCAAAATGTACTACGAATTATTCGATGTAGTCATGAAGCTAACGGAAAAGCGCGAGTTTATAGGAAAGTCCCTATGGTATATCATGCCCTATGCTGTGATTCAGCCTGCATCCGAATTTTTCATCACGCCACACTCATTGTATTGCATAAGGAATGACATAAAGGCTGGGCGCATAGACGAGGAAGGAAAAGGAAGGAAACATATACCAAGTGGCAGAAGGAGGCGAACGTAAATGGAAGATATAGGGAAGGACATAAGAAGAAGGGGCAGTAAGGCTGTTGCAAAACTAGCAGATACCGTCCAAGGTATGATGGGCAAATGGACTGAGGACAACTTTTCGCAGTTTGAGGAAACCATGGACCTCATCAAAGACGGTGCACCGGTACAATGGGTAAAGCTTTATCTTGAAGCTGTAAAACTTGGCATTGAGAAAAACATCAATGTCAACTTTAATATCAATAGGCAGAAAGACAGGGACGATTTGCAAGCCCTTGTTAGGTCGAGGGTGCCAAGGGTTGACAAAGGTGGATATACTGCGTATGAAGAGATAAGACCTAAAGAGGTTGAAACTTCCACAATAGAACGCAGTACTGATAACGACTAAAGAAAAGGTGGCCTATCCTCACGGACGAGCCACCTCAATTTTTAGAAAAAACTACTAACCATACAAATAATAAACATTGCTTTATCTTAATTTTTCTATCCTGCGTTCCTGTGTAACAACCACCGAACCAGCGAACGTGTCGGTAGCCTTCCAGTTTGCAAAGTCGAAACGGAACTTGTAATATTTCCAAGGTTCGCCCCTTAGCGAGTGCAGCTCTACCCATGTGGTTGAATCCTTGTCAAGATTGTTAGATGCAAAGATACGCATGGTAACCGTGCCGCTTTCTATTTGTTTGATATGGATTATCTGCATGATTGATTTCAATGCCAATGCGTTTTCAAACTTCATTGGGCGGGTGGTGAAGAATCCTTCATAGGTAGATATGATATCATCGGCTATAGGTGTTCTTTCCATCAAAGAATATAGCTTTGACGTCTGCTGTCCGGTATCCTGCAGTAAGAAATCGGGATAATAGTTGACTACATTATTGATAGGAGCAGGGAAGTGATAATGCGAGAATGTGCCACTTCTTATGGAATAAAGATAGCATGTGGACGTTCCATTCAGTATCCATAGCAGGGAGTCGCGATAGTCATAGGCAATGAAAGCGTTCTTCAAATACGATTGGAACGAGCCGGAAATAACCCCGCTACATATGCCGTTCATTTGTTCGGAAACACACTTCACCTCGTTTCCGACAACAACCATCAAACCCTTGGCAGAAGAGAAGAATACAGCTCCGTCAGTCTGAATAACTGAACGAACATTGTTCAGCACCTCACGACTCATAGGATGAACTGCTTTAACTACACCTGTGTTATCAATTGATGCTGCATATATTCCTTCATCAGTAAAGATAATCAGTGGGTATTGTCCGAACTGACCTTGCGAAAGAGCTTGTGTAAGAGAGGCAAGAGCCATAATCTTTCCATTCCCTACAGTTATATTTCCTTCTGCTCTGAACACAAAAGGATTGTTTACCTCGGAATTGAATACCTGATTATACAGATACTCAGGCGTCTTTACATCATTGTCTATCGTCGCTGCCGGTGTACCTCCCTCCATTGTTTCCGTCCCGTCGGGCAGTCCCTCGAAGTAATAGGCTCCATTAAGGAAAGGATGCTCTTTCAGTTCCATGTCCTTAATCAGGTTGTATGTGTCAGTGGTTGATGCCGTCACGGTGTATATCTTTGCCCTGTATGCCCTTGGGTCGGGATAGAAGAAATACTTACCTATGATATCGGACGTAGTGAAACGCTTGCTCACAATGCGGGTTCCTTCATCCGTCTTGATATACACCACTATCACAAGTATTTTCTCCCGTGCCGAATAACTGTCGTTCTGGTTATAAGGCATGAACGATGTAAAGCCTTCGAAGAAACCTCGCCTGACACCTGCCAACAGCAATCGGTTGTTATAGGTCGTGATATAGTTGGCTGACATCGGGCAGTGGGAATAGTAGTCGTCCGTCAGTCGCTCCTGGGTGGTAAGATTTTCCACGACTTGACCTTCTATGTATCTATTTGCCTTTTTCCACTCATCATCGTTTCTAACCTTGCCTAGTTCCATAATTTTGTAAAAAACAGATACACTTTCTATGTTTTTAATAACATCTGATGTGTCTCTCGGCTTTAATGCCACAAAATACTTATTATTCGAGTCTGGATGCATTGGTGGAGTGATTTTAACATAGCGCATAGGTTGGCCAGTAATACTATCCAGTCCATACTCGCTACTTGTTAATGGGGTGAGGTCTTGGTCTTTGGTTGTGTCATACAGGCTAATTCCGTCGCTTGCAAAGACAGAAACACCTTTTACAATATCACTCCAATCAGAATAATCAAAGGAAGCCTTTAGCTCCAGCCAATTGCTATACGTATACATCCAAATCCTCGCTCCTAATGCGTTTAGTTTTATGTAACTGTTTTCACGAACTGCCGGAAATAAAAGAATTGGGGAAGATAAAAGCGTGTAGCTGCCATCGAACAATTCAACAGCGTATCTTATCATGAATGGTTCTACAAAAAATTTCTTCTTTTTTGCATCCTGCAGATTCTTTGAATACAAACCAATAACAGCGTTATTGAAATCTTCTTGACAGTCTTCCTTAACAAAATAACGGTCTGCTGTTTCGTAATAATCAAGCCAGTCCATCGATATTTCAACAGAGCTTATAATGCGCGTCGTTTCCCCATCTACTCTACCTGATTTAAGGGAAAAACTAATGTGTGGTTCTGGCATCTCGCCAAGGTTGTAATATTCATTGTCATTCGCCCTCCACAGGAAATACTTAATATCTTCCCCAGGAACATTAACAATAAGAGTCTTGCCGATGGCAGTAATCTGCACGTCTTGTTCGGTGCCGTAGCTGTTAATCACGTCATGCTCGGTTGTATCGTTCTTTGTTCGCCATTTCAAAGAGTAAACCGTTTGGTCGTTATTTGCTATTGGTGTACGGTAAATGAAATGCTCTTCGCTAGCAAGTTTGTGAACGAAGAGAACTTTTCCTGTTAACCCATTCATAAACTCTACCGGGCTTTGTATCGGGTGGTGCTCACCGTCGGCATAATACATATTTAAGCATTCTTCCAACTCATTGTCGGAACAGATAGCATCTGAGGGAATATTTGTTATTCCCTTGTCGAAAGTAAGTTGTTGCTGCTTCTCATTCATAGTCGTAAGTTTTAAATTTCTGCCTCAGTATGGATGCGAGGTTTCTTCTCCTTTGGAGCCTCGTTGCGCCATGATGGGCGATAAATATCATTATTATATGCCACATAAAGACCGATAGCCGTAGACATCAGCACATCATCGTGGCGGTTACTGCCTGGTTGGTTACCCATTTTCCCTGTATCGGGGTCACGTTCGTACCATCCTAATTCGGCGTACATCTGTTCGTCCGGCTCTTCCCACAGCTTATCATCAACACAGGCAATGAGATTGTCGATAATCCACTGCTTGGTCTTGACGTTTGTTTGGAAGCCATAGATAGGTTCAATGCCTTCACTGACGGATTCAGGTGTTTTATTGCGCTGATAGAGATTAGGGTAGTATTTTGAAATCTCATTGATGATAGTTCCAAAGTGGTCGCCTTCGGTGTTGGTATCTTTCTCGCGGTCTGCCGTATTGGATTCGATAATCAGCAAGGCATCATCATAATAGTGTGCCAATGCTGCGGCTTTCCATGCGAGAATATCGTGACGCACATGTCCTCGCCAACGAGCCACAACACGCGGACGTCCTTTTACTTCCTTACACAATCCCATTTGGTCGATAACCGTCATAACAGTATAGTCGGCCTTGTCAGATGCACCACCAATATCAACCGAAACAAGATATCGGTTTTTTACCTTAAATATGTGGTTGTTAGGTGCGGACCAAACTTTTAACTCCCCTTGGTTATCTTCACGCGGCACTATTCGAGCCTCGGTATATACTGACTTAGAACGTTTCTCGAACGGCTTAAGAATAACATCGGCATAGTATATCGGTTTCTTCGGTGCCCCACAATCATCTTTAAGGTCGTCGATGGCATAGGGGTCGAAAACAGCATTGCCTGAGTTACGGAAAGCCTCAACAGGGTCAATAGGAGCCTCGGAAGCAAAGTGTCCATGGTCTCGGTGCTTGTTGCGGTTAATGCGATACCAGTTGATTGCCTCGAAGCATGCGCCCATTTTCCACATCTTCCAGAAGAACTTTCCACTTTCACGATAGCCTGGAGGGCATGTTTCCTTGGTGCGGTTGTCGAAAAGCCAGATGGCGAACTCTTCTTCTTCTGACGGAGAGAATCCTTCAGCACCCTTTGGTTCCATATCGTTTTCAATCATGAAACATGGAATGAAGAGGAACTTATAAGCGGACGTGGAATCCTCACGCATTGCATCTTGGCATAGGTCATAGAAGAAGCCAGAGTTGCCCTTGCCCGTAGACTCAAATACCGCCAATTCGTCGGGCAATCCAAGAAAACCGCCTTCAAGGTTGGATATCACTTCTTCTGGGTCGTGTTCGGGTGTCTTTTTCCATGAAGCCACCTCAGAATAATGCACTAGTTTATAATTATCGCCACGGCACTTTTCGAAGGAGTTGAACGATGCAATAGACAGGATAGACGTTCGGGCAAGAAACTTTCCATCAGATATTTGGAAATCGGAATCAGAGCGTTCGTAGGGCGACATTTCCAATTTAGAGCCCTGCATGCCGATTGTCCACCCTGGCTGCGTTTCGACTGCCTTACGATACATAGCCTTAATCTTCTTGGCTGTAGAGTCAGCTTGTGCTACGATAGCTGCATTCCAACCATTAGGATGGCGGTATTCCTGCATCCATTTGATATACATCTGAACGAGCGTAGAACCACCCCACTGACGAGCCTTTAGAAGAACAACAAGAATGGGCAAACCTGCACGGCGCAACCCTTCAAGAAGAGCAAGTAAAATGCGCTGTGCGTAACGCGGACGAAAAGGTGTAAGGCCACCAGTTATTTTGTGTACTATCTTATCACATATAAGGAAGGCTAGTTCGGGATCGTCATAGGCACGAGCCTGCAGAAGCGCTGTGACTACCTCAAAATGGTAATCTTCATCATAATTCCTGCCCATTCCGTTCTCGACAAATTTCTTTATCGAACCATAGCGAAGTACCTCGTTCCATATAGCCGTTTCGAGTGTTTCTTTCGGAACCCAGAAATCTGGTATAGGCTCTTCTTCAAGCGAAAAAGAGAAGTCGGGAATCTCAACGTGAACACGCTCACCTTCCTTAAATCCGTAACACCCTATACCCGTTAGTTGGTCATAGGGGCCGTAGATAAGCTGGCGGCGGTTGTGATTTTCGTTTATGAGTTCTCTGATTTCCTGGCGCATAGTTTTTTCTTATGAGCTGCCTTTTCGTAGCAGCATATTGAACCATATATATAACCTGCAAGCAGGCAGTAAAGGTGGATGAGAATGTTGACATGTGGAAGAAACGCAGGTAAAACAAGATACCATTTATTCTTCCAAAGCATATCACGGAACCGATGTACCCTACCCCACGAAGCTCCCACAATGGCAAATAGAATGCCGGAGAAGCCATAGGTAGGAACGGTTAATGCGGCCAAACTGCATTGTGCTATACTATCATACAGGCAGAAAGAAGGAAGAAAGGAACAGGCAACCGCGATAAGATATGTGGCTATAGGATGGAGTCTGCAAGAAATCATCCACAAGCATAGTATGTTGGCGAACAAATGCCAGATATTGGCATGGGAGAAAGGATAGAGAAAGTGAGTAGCAAAGATGTCGGAAACATCATGCGCACTATACGCAAAAGATGTGAAGCCGTACTTCGGAAGAAAGAAATACGACCCCACCAACAGAAAAGAAAATAGTATTTTAATAACCTTATCGCTCATTAGAACGGCTTAAATGGTTTGCGTATTGCACCCGGCTTAGAGGCATTAGCAAGCGTTCGTATATCAGAAAGACTTGCGTCTGCCAACGCTGCCTTATCAACTGTCACTGGGTCTCTTGATGTCAGAGCCATTGTGAAATATTCTTGAAGTATGGCATTGACGAGATAACTGTTAATGGCATTGACAAGTTGGTCGAATACCGTTTCGTCCCACCATTCGGGCATCAGTAGTTCAATGTCTATCTCTTCCTGGTCTTTTATATTGTTCATTCCAGAGGTTTTGTGCTTCTCTAAAACAAAAGCCTCCATCTTGCGTTTTGCCTTTCCGATGTGGTCGTTGAACCAACTATAGAACATCTGCTGATATTTGGTAGTGGCACCAGTCAGACGATTATCCTCCGCACCATCGTCCTTGCGACGCATTTCAGCCACCATCTGAATCTGTGCATCCACAGCAAACATAACGTTGTTGCGAGAAATGAAGATATGACGGTCGAATTTCGGGTCTTTTATACCATACTGGCGGTCATGCCCATTATGAGGGTGATTGTGGTACGGCCAATTATCATCCGGCTGTGGCGGTCTATTTCCTCTTGGAGGAAAAGGCTTGTAGTTTCCCTGTTTTTTGCTATGAAGAAAGTCCATATACATTATTATATATATTAGCTTTGGTCGGTCACATATACATGAATCGTCTCGGTGATAGATTCGTCGTGGCGAGAGTAGAGCTGCACATAAGTATGTCCGAGCTGTCTTCCAACAATGGTAAATCCTTCCCGAGAGCGTCCAGCACCACAAATCTGCCTATCCTCGATACGGATTTCAATATCGTCGATAGCACCTCCAGATATAATGTAGGTAACTGTTGCCTCTTCGCCAACGCCTATATCTATTGAAGATGCTTCTACCTCCAAAGATGTTGTGTACTGATAGGTAGGTGCGACGGGGGCGGTTTTGTTGAAGCATCGTTTGATAGCGGCTAAGTCACGTTCTACGAAATTGGCATAAAGAAGAGACTGTTTCTCGTTAATAGGTCGCCACCAATCCATCAGCATACACTCTTCTACATATTTGGACGAGAGTTTTGCCAAGGAATCGGTGTATCCATGATTGAACCTGTCTCCAACAACGAGTGTAATAATTATCTGTTCCCCTTCTTCCGACGAAGTAATGTTATCTGCAGTAGTTCCACCATCCGTAGAAAGATAGTCGGACAAATGAGTCTTTAATTCCTCCAGGCTGGTATAAAGTGTCCTTTCAAGGATTCTTTCGTGATAACTTTCGTTGCCGGCCTGTTCAACATAAGCCATGCTGATAGCCTTTTGGTCAACAGCTTTGTCGAATTTTCCCTTTTGGAACGTTTCGTTTTTTACTGATTCGATAATCAGTGGCTTTAACAGAGTAAGTGTGATAGTATTGTCCATATCTTACGAATTTTCTATTGTTCCTAAAACATCGGCATAAGAATATCTTGGTGATGTTGGAGGCTTTTTATAGATGACATATATCATCAATGCCTCCATGCGCTGACGAGCATCGGATTGATACTTTTGTGCCAAGTCCGGATGATTCATGGCGAGATATTCTCCTACAGAGTTGAGCGTAACATATGACTGAATCATATCCTGCACCCTCGTATCGAAGTCAGCATCACCGCGAGTGTTGGTGATATTCATTGTGATGGTGCTGCCATATGTAGAGCTAGTAATAAACTGCTTAAGCACAGATTCCACGTCCTGTGCAGAAGCGTTTATGTACTGAGTTAAAATCTGCGTATCTTCGGCAGAGGAAAGCGTGATGTCTGAAAAGAGATTTTTTCCCTCTTTTGTGTAGAGCCTCTTTCCTATAATGGATAAGTGGCGCTTGATGGCCGATATGACGGAAGAAACTGTAATTGTCATGCTGCTTGTAACATTTGTTGTGCTGCGTTAACTTGCTGAGCGTTGGCAGGATTGGCTGCAAGGTTGTCCTGCATCTGCTGTTGTATTGCGATTTGTTGTGCCTTTCGCTGCTCAATAGCTGCCAGTGCATCATCCTTGAATGGGAGGTTGCAGATGGTGAGATAAGTTTCACCATCGATAATGCCCAACTGCAGGAGCTGCATTGCCTGGTCGTTGATGTAGGTCTGATATGCTGCCGTTGCTGCTGCTTCCTTGATATTGATGTCAAAGTCAACATCTTGGCAAGAGAGGTTATCGTAGTCGATAAGTTGACGCATGGAGTTGTAAACCATTCGTCCATTGCGATAGTACTGCTTGATGAACATACACTTGGTACGCGCAATCTGTTCGGAGAATGATGTAAAGTCTTGCATGAGAGATTCAAGCGACGTTGTGGCATTCTGCGTTTCCTGCGCATAACGTGCTGCAGAAGTTCCTGCGCTTGGTGTCTTTCCTTGCAATGCTCCCGAAACGTTTGTTATCTCGCGTGCAAGATTAAGCTGCATTTGCAAGAGTTCCTGTGTGCCAATCTGAACAGCACCTGAAGAAATAATCTCCGGGCGCAGGTTCGGGTTCATCTTGTTTGTATCGAAGAACAGGATTCCATCGTATTCAGTCATTTCCTCGGCAATATCCTCCTTAGTCATGCCATCGGGGATACACTCAATTGGGAATATCGTAAGACCCTTGGCGGCAGAACGTGCTGCCATATCGTGCATAATGATAAGGCGGTTGATGTAGCGTTGCTGGTCGATGATATTACCCATAAATGGGTGAATCTCGGAATTGACATATGGATAGAGCTTAACCGTGAACGGCTGATTCTTTGACAAATATGGATTCTCGCCTTCGGCTATAACGGTTCCGTCTGGAGCCATGAAGGTGTAGTACCAATAAACATCCGTCTTTAGTTCGTATTCGATAAGCGGCCATTCCTCTTCTGGCATTCCAACCTCTTTGCACTGACGTATTCGCTCTTCGTTGATTTTATCAATGCGCCAAATATCATTTACTTCAACACGAAACTCCACTTCATCGGCTTTCTCTGCAATGGGGTCATAACAGAAGTACCGTTCTTTACTCTCCTTTGTCCACACCTCAATGAGTCGGCAAAGAGATTCACGAGAAGGACGGTCAAAGCTGATATAGTCCAATCTGTCCTGCTCATTCTGCTGCACCCCAGAGGTCTTGAAGTATCTATGAAAGTCGGTGTCAGATATTTCAAACACATCGTTAATCTCTTCAATCGTCCATCCGTACTTAGCGTTGCAGAATTTCTGATACAAGTCGCCAGGTGCCACATCGTAGAGACAACCCACAAGTTGCATATCAGTCATTCGTACATCAGAACCAGCCTCCCAGAAAGCATAGTTAGGATTAATGATATCCGTCCATGCGTCCAAACGTCCGTCACGTTCCTCGTAAGTTTCGCGAGCTACTGCCACACCACCAATGATAAAATCCTCAAAGGCAGTTTTCAGAACATCACGCATATACGTTTTCTGCCAACAGGTCTGCATGGTGGCTGTCATCATATCGGACAACCATTGTGCATCGTGCTTAACAGCAAAACAGTTAGGTTCCCCACTCTGCTTGGCATAAAGACCAACAACAGAGTTAAGGATAGAAATCATGATGTTGTTTTGGAGAGGTACATTTCCCTTTTGCTGAATATATTTACGTTCAGTAATGGTTCCATTCCGGTATTCAATAACATCGCCCCACTGGTCTTCGTATGTATATCGACGAACACGATCACGCACTTGTCGGACGTCATCAAGATTATTCCATGCCTGATTGCAGCGACCCAAAAGTTCTTCGTCACGGCGCCTTCTTCCTCGAACGTGCAAACCGTTCGACACACTTGCACGGCGTCGGATGCGCACTGAGTCATGTGGCATTACTGATGATAGAGGTCTTATCTTAGCCATTTGAAATCTGTAATTATGGTGGCAAAGATAGGTTTTTGAAGTGCTTTATTTGCCGTATGGCGATAATAAGGTACACGGGCAAAGAAAGTATGAAAACGTTTTTCGCCTATCGGCAAAGAGATTTTACATAATCAATATATTTGCCGTGAAAATTTTCAATCTTTATGGCAGAAATTAAGAAGAAAACGGAAGTAGACGTGAACGGCGTTCCAGCAGTGGAAGCCGAGCAGGTTAAAGACGTTCAAACGCCAAGACCCAACAGAGACAAATATGCCTCTATGTGGGCAGAAGACAATCCCGATGTAGACTTCGAGGATAAAGAGGCTCGCTACGAGCGTATGGGCAGAGACCGGGAGGAACTGAGAAATCTCAGAAGTTCCGGAAAAAAACTCTCTGCCATTCTCGACAAACACCGTTGGGTGGGCGCTATGCTGATGGATGGGGAAGAAAATCCGTTGGTGTGGATGGCAAAGAACGGTATCGACGTAAAGGCTGCACTAGACAACCCCGACGTGATGCAGCAAGTGACGGACGCTTTCAACGGCTGGACAAAGAAACAGGCCGACGGAGAGGCTGCAGAGAAAGCCAAGGATGAAGCACTTGTAAAGAGCGTAGAAGCGTTGGATGCAGTACAGCAGGAATTTGGGCTGAGTGACGAACAAAAGAACAGAATGTTTGAACACTTCTGGGACGATGTATTTGCTCCGGCTTTTGCAGGAGTGGTAACAAAAGACACTTGGACTGCTTTGTTGCATGCAATGAATTACGACCAAGACATAGCAAATGCCCGTGAAGAGGCATCTATCCAAGCTCGTAACGAAAAGCATGCCAACAAGCTAAAGACGTTTGACGAACAGCAAGTTCCTCCTTCATTCTCACAGGGTGGCAGACAAAGTCCAACCCCACGGAAGAAGAGTGGCAGCATGTCGATGGACATAGACGACTTGAAGAAATGGGGCTATTGATTTGAATAACATAAAATCCGAACAAAGATGAAAAGTTTAAAGAAAATTACTTTTTGGCAGGTGCTTAACGGTTTATTGTTAGTGCTTGCAGTAGTCAGTGGTGGTGGCGCAATGGCTGCCGGCACCGTAGTTAATGACGCGCCAATTGGTGACGAGGGCGCAGACCCTGCAACAGCTACAGATGTGGCTGCAAATGAGCCTGCAAATCCAGCCAATAACGACCTTCACGTTCCTGGTGACGGTGCAGCAGGTGAGACGCTGAACGGCACTCAGATGAGTTCCAGTCAGCAGCGCCGCGAGGACAACATTGACGATGAGTGGGATAGAGGCATTACCCAGTTTCAGCCTTGGCGCACACCCCTATTGTCCATCGCGCGTCGTGTCGCCCGCAAGGTCAACTTGCAGAACTGGACGGTAAAACACGCCCGTATCGGTGGTGATACCTTGGACGGACGCACCACATCGGCCATCACTCAGGAGAGTGACGGTAGTTTGAAACTGACATCATCGAACTTCAATGGTTCGCTGAAAGCTTTCTACAAAGGAACTACCGTTTTCTGTCCATTCATTGACGGTTACGCAGAGGATGGCACTACTGTAGAGGGCTGCCTGGAGCTGTTTGTTGTTGACGTAACCACCAGTTATGTTTTGGTAGTTCCTGTTAACGGTAAGTTGAAGTCAGGTGCTACCGCAGGCGACACCTACGAGGTTCGCGAGTTTGGTCCTAATGGTGTTAGCACCAATAAGGGTCTGCCCGCCAACGCCTATTTGTGTGCAGGTGCTTCTATTGCAGGTGAGAGTCAGTTGCTCATCACTCCAGAGAACTATCAGCCACGTTACGAAGAGTTCTCGGTTCAGAAGAAGCTGTTGAACATCGTGTGGACTAACGACTTCGAGAAGGTAAAGAAGAAGATGCCTTGGCATGTAGCTGACGTGAAGGCTAACGCAATCCGCAACTACAACCTCCGCGCAGAGCGTACCTATTGGATGGGTGCAAAGACCCGTTTCCCGGTTATCAACGGTGACCAGAGCGTTGAGGATGCTTATGGTTCAAAGGGTATTCTTTGGCAGGTGACTAACTCGTTCAGCGTAGAGCGCGGCAAGATTACCGTCGGTGACTTGATTGCAATCTCTAAGCTGCAGCACACTACCTTCTCGCAGAGCTCACACAGCTATGCATTCTGCGGTTCTACCTTCATGCAGTGGCTGTTGAACCTTGATATGGGCGACAACAAGCGCATTATCAAGATGGAGGACGTTAAGGAGTTGGATATCGACTTCAAGCGCCTTAAGACAACCTTCGGCACAACTGACTTCACTTGGGATCAGGGCTTGGATGCCATCGGTATGGATGAGGTCTGCGTAGTACTTGACCTGGAGGGTGCAACACGTTATGTGAAGATTGGCGAGAAAGAGTTCACCAACGACATGTCTAAGGGTGCCGGCGAGATTCGTGACGCCAAGCGTGAGATTCACTACGAGGCTGACTGTATCGCACTTCGCGGCTACAACTCAATCATCGTTGGTCCGTCAGACATCATCTTCTCTCTGCCCGACACAGCTTCTCGCACCAGCGTAGTATCTGCAGCCAAGCTGCCTGCTACACCTGCTGACGGAACTATCGTGGCTCTGACCGAGGATTACACTGACGAGAGCGGTGATACACCTGTAACCTACAAGGCTGGTACGGTATGGCAGTATGCAGCTGCAACCACCTCTTGGAGCGAGTATACAGGCTATACTTCAGCCGTCTAAACCCTAATAATTGTGTAGGCTGCACTTGATGAAGGTGCAGCCTACCTTCTTTAAAAACATTACCATATTATGGCAACAAAAATATACAAGTTAGCTCAGAAAAAGAACGTTGCAATCTTCGACATACCGGCAAATGATGGAAAGATGATGGTAACGTTCACGTTTAAGGATGGCAATCAGTTTATGCCAAACATGCCAGCCCGTTGTATGTTGCGCAACAAGTTCTACCAGGACTTGCTGGAGCGTAGCGACCTCTTCAAGAGAGGTGTAGTTGTACTGGAGCGTACAATCAACGATGAAGAAAAAACTGAACCAGTAGAAACACCAAAGAAAAAGCAGGTGGACGAAATCACCTCACCAGAGCAGGCTATAGAATATGTGTTCAACACATGGGGCATTGTTGTGAAGACCAGCAAGCAGGCCGTTAAGGTAGCCTCGCAGAAGGGTGTAGAATTTCCAAATCTGAAAGAAAAGAATAACGATTAGCCCTATGACAGTAGGAGATATCATAAAGGCTGTTCGCTGGTGCATCGACGAAGAGGCTGTTAACGCGGCCAATATCGCCGATGTATCAGCGTTCGATTACGAAGGTGGCGCTCATACAGACATTGGTTTGATGAACAACATCATCAAACATAAAATTATAACGGCACTTCGATGGGTTTGTCTGTATGCCCCTTCTGAACAGCTTGGAGGAAGCGGAACGGCTGCAGATATCGACATCATTTATGAGGATAGTAACCTTGTTGCGACCAATAATACTATCACACCATCCGAAACGCTAGTGAGAGTGATCCGAGTGAAGGGTACCGGCTGGCATAGGGCTATCCTTGGAGATACGCTTATCAAAGAAGATAGTGACGAATACCTGCAAGTGAGGGATGAAAACGGAGCCCAAGCCACAAAGGATAGACCGCAAGCAGCCTTAGTAAACACGAAGGAAAAGAAAGTGGAGGTGTGGCCCGCTGAAATCGGAGATACTTTCACGCTGACATATATCACCACATTGGAAGAGTCGGACATTAGCGGGCTAGATAGTCCTGGGTGGGAAGATGTAGAAGTAGGCGTACCGCCATCCGTTGAAACGAGTTTTATTTACTATCTTGCTTTTTTGCTTCTTGCTGCCTATGACGACGGAAGGGCAAAGAGCATGTACGAGATAGCATTATTGAATCTTGGCAAAACGGAAGACAAGCAAAGGCAGTAATCATGAGGGACGGAGAAGTAAGAGATATTACCGGTGCATGGAGTTATGACGATAACGCTTGGGTATCAGAAGCGATATGTCTAACTGGCGACTCGTATTTAGAGATTAAGTTGCCGGATAAAGGCAGGCTCGTCATCAAGAAGTCAGAAACGGAAAACGGCCCATGGCCGAAAGCACTTATAACACCATGGACAGGTCCCGACTTTAAGACACGTCTTTATGGTTCTTCTAAATATAGATATGTAAAGATATACCTCACTTCTATACCTGTCATGATACAGATATCAAGTATAAAAGGTTACGCAGTAAGACGTTCATAATACAAATCGGGGGAGAAGTAAAAATCCCCCGACTTTCATAAAAGTATCTCACCACATTTTACGAATTGACCCGCAGCGCAGGAGTCGGGGGGTTTATGCCCTGTTTCCAGCGTTGCGGGTAAATGTTTCCGTATGTGTGGCGAGACGGTGCAAAGTTACTAAATTTACACAAATTGCACAAATGAAAGTGGTAGAATTATTGAAAATCGGGAAAGAATTGTTAAAAATGATGTCAGAAAATGACGTCAAGAGGGATGATTACAAGTTTGTGAAGATGTATCAAGAGTATTTGGCTATGAGAAAGAACGGAGTCAAATACAGGGCGGTCATTCAAATGCTATCGGAAGAATATCATACTAGTAAAGCCTCTATTGAAAGGGCAATAAGGAGGCTAGGAAAAGACTGTTAAAAGGCTTCTTAAAATGAGGGCTGATACCAAAGGGGAAACTTTTTGGCACTATTGCTTTTAAGTATCTTTGCTGTGGTTTTTCGCGAAGACCAAGACAACTATAGTATTAACAACTTAAAAGCAAAAAGAACATTATGGCAGATATTTATCAGATTCCCGAAAATTCGGGAAATACGCCACAATTCACCATACCTATTGGCGGTATGGGCAACGGAGGTTTCTTCGGAAACGGAATGAATGGTATCGTTGACCTGTTCGGTCTTGCCATTGTCGCTTCTATCTTCGGATGGGGCAATGGTGGTTTCGGTAACGGATTCGGAGGTGGTGCCAATGGTGCAGGGTTTATAAGTAATCAGTTGAACAATGATTCTGGACGAGAGCTGATTATGAATGCTATCAACAGCAATGGAGAGGCTTCACGTTCGGCTATTCAGAATCTTGCAACGATGCTTGGACAGGACTATGCCACCGTAAACAGCGCAGTGCAGAACGTGCAGACATCTCTGGCTACCTTGGCAGCACAGCAGGGCATGAGCACATTGCAGGTTATCAACTCTATCCAGGCCGGCAACTGCGACCTTGCATCTAAGTTTGCACAGTGTTGCTGCGAAAACAAGTTGCTTGTAACTCAGCAGGGTTACGAAAGCCAGATTGCCACACTGAACCAAACCAATGCTTTGTCAAGTCAGGCAGACCGAAACAACAATGCAGTCATTGCAGCTATCAACGCACAAACCGTAGCTATGAACGACCAGTTCTGCGCTGCTCGTGAGCGCGACATGCAGGCAAAGATTGACACGCAGGCTGAGATTATTACACAGCTTCGCGGTCAGATCGACAATGCCCAGCAGACAGCACAAATCACAGGTTATGTAAATTCTCTGATTGCTCCGTTGCAGGCAAAAGTGACTGAGATTGCAGACAAGCAACCCAACACCGTGCCGGTGCAGTGGCCAAACCTTACGGCTGTCAATAACACTCCGTACATGGGTTACAACTACGGCTTCGGAACATTCTAAGGAAGGAGGGCAGGATTATGAATTGCAACAGTAGCATCATAACCAACATGGGCGGTACTGTTTACCTAAGCACAACCAATACTACGGTAGGCACAGAAGCTGTAGACTTTGCTCTAGGCTTCATCCGCCGCCCTCTGCCCCCTGTGGGCTATTTCACGGTTCGTATCACAAGTGCCATTCCTAGTGGTACAACGGGTACACTTCCCGTAACACTGACGCTGAACGGCACGACACGACAACTCACGAAGATTGACGGAACGGCAGTAACAGCCGCAGAACTTCCTGCAACTGGTGTATTCCAGGTGTTTAATGACCGCTTCAACGGTATTCTTCAGATTATGTCGCCAGTGGCAGCAACCGCATAAACAAAGTAATAAAACAAAAAAGTAACAACTATGGATTTTAGTAGTCTTGGACAAGGCAGTCCGTTCTATATACTCCGTCAAGGAGAGAAGCCAGTCTTAGAAGTTGGTGTAGTTAAGTCAAAGGGGCAAGCGAGGGCAAAATTCCCGACCCAAACCCCAAATCTCATGCAGGGCATACAAATGCAGCAGGTGATAGATATTGTAGCAACAGTAAACGGCAAGGACGAAACATTTTCTGATGTGCCTATCAGCGTAGAGATTGCTCAACGTGGAAACGTTACGTTCAGTGGTAGCCGCGAGGCAATGCTACAAGCTGTAGACACTATGCTTCAAACATCAAAGAAGGCTCTTGAACAAGTGCCATATCACAAATCTGTAATCAGTGAGAGTGAGAAGATGATGGAAGCCCTTAACCCTCAGTATGCCGAGAACAAGCAACAGGCAAGGACCATACAAGACTTGCAAGAGCGTGCTGACAAACAAGAGAAGATGTTGGCTGACATTTATAGTCTGGGGCAGAAGTTGTCTCCAACACCTCCTTGAATCCTA